TTTGTGTATGTTCTGACGGAGAACGGTTCCTCTGTGCCTAATGGCACATGAGGATTCCGAAACGCCGCATCTGCAAGGCTCACATTCTGTGATGCCAAAGGTACAAGGGGTGTTTGGATAGTGCTTTCTGCGAAAAATCGCAAAAGCATTTTCCATCCACCTATTTCTTGTTTCACCTTTGGTGTCCTAATGTCGAGAACGTTCCATTCTATCTTTTGGAGAGAATGGTTATAACGTTTCTTCTTCGGACGGTAAGCCTCCGGTACTTCGACAAGCGAGGGGCATGACAAATTCATGCTTTGCTCAGGAATCTCCCCATAAATATGGAAGAGATTCTCTACGATTAATTCGTAGGTCTTGTAGAAGTGCAACTTGTACAACTGGTTAGCGTAAGCTATCCAAGAGGTATAAGTCTCAGGGCGACGGTGATATGTCCAGACTGTTCGAAACCGAACAGGTGTGACGTTTACGCCTTTATAGGCGTCTCTGCCACATGATTCTCGAAATAATCCACTGACGCAACTCTTGCTCCGGTTTATTAACAAACCAAAAGACTAGAGGAGCGTGATCGCGTTCGCGGCTTGCGCCGTGGGTACGACCACATCATCACCATACACCAGTATTCGTTCACGAATACAAGACTTGCATCGTCGAAAACTGCTTTTTAGGCAGGTACGATTATTGCGAGTTCTGCAAGGTGTTGACGAATCCGCATCGGACAAACCAGCAGTGAGAATAGCCCAAATAGTAAGCGCCAAAACGGGAAAGCATAAAGCTGACCCCATTGGTGCGAACTTTTCAAGCTGTAACTTCTCACCGCTCGGTAACGTCGTTGACTGACTCCTACAGTTCAAGAGTGCGCTACATAGCGGCTCTGGAAACAATAGGTGGACCAAGCCGACTGATATACGATCACTAGCCTCATTGAGGTCAAGAGTCGCATAGCCACCGGTAATGGAACCTAGGGAGGCTCCACACTGGTTGGGCGTTTGATCGGTGAAGTGGACA